AAATTGATGTGAAGTTCCCAGATGCCAATCCTTCTGCTCCTGCTGCTCGTCCTGTAGCTCCACCGAAATCCAAGCCTTCTTTGGCTGATCTTAGAAAACAAGCTGGGGGTTAATGATGGCATTTGATGAAGCAAAATTCCGGGCCAATGCAAAAGCTGCTGGCTACTCAGATGCAGATATTGATGCTGAACTGAAAGGCTCACCTTCTGGTGCTGCTCCTGCCCCCAACATGGAAGAGCAGTATGCGGAGAAAGAACGCAAGCTGCGTGAAGAGTACGACAAGAAAGTCAAAGAAGCTACAACTTCACAAGTTACTGTCGGCGACCGTACTTTTGAAGTTCCAAGCCTTTTCACAAGTACTGCTGGGTTGGTGACTGGTGCTGGCGCAGTTATTGGCGCTGGTACTGCTTTGTACGGTGCAAGCCAAGTGGCTCCTGCTGTTTATCAAGCAGTAAAGAATCGTTGGATTAACAAGGTTCCTGAGATTGATCGGACCATTGACATCCCAATGGATGCCACTCCTGTTGCTCCTGTTTCAATTCAAGCAACTACTGAGCTTGCTAAACCCGCTGCTCCTGCCGAGCCAAATCGTCTGCAACGTGCTGCCGATATTATTGAAGCTAACCGTCAAGCAGGTCTTGGCGGTCAACCTATGGCCCCTGTAGCCCCTATAGAGGCTGCTCCTGCTGCTGTTGCACCTACTCCAATGACACCAGATGAGTTGGCTGCTTCTTTCCGAGGACAAGCACCACAGGCTGGAGCTGTTGCGCCTCCACCCATCTCCACTCCCTTGTCATCTGCTCCTGTTGATGCTCCTGCTCCATTGCCTAGCGCAAGCCCAGGATCTGCCGCAACTGAAATTGTTGCTGACGAGATCAAGAGCATGATGACTGAGGCTGATAAGCCTGTTGCTCCTGATTACCCCAAGAAAACAACATTTAAGTCTGCGGCAGAGATTCATCCGGCCTTTGAGTTCCGGCCTGATGTCGGCAACTTGGACCGTTCTATGGGCAACATTCTCGGCAAAGAACACCGTGAATATGCTCGTGAGATGTTTGCAGGTGGAAACAAGTTTGGTCAATCGGCAAACCTGAACGATGACGTTTCTCGTTTGACTACGCAATACTTTCAGAATCTCCAGCAACAGATCCCAGAAACAATTCTTGGACGAGATGCTCGTAAGCTGCAAAACATCCCTTCTGAGTTTGGCACGTTTGCAAAGAACACAAACTTTGGCAAGGGCGTTAAGGTCGGTGGTGTTGCCGGTACGTTGTTTGCCATCTCTGATCTTGCTAACGCACAGACTGCTGGTCAACGTGGTATGGCAGGGGCAAACTTGCTTGAGGCTGTACTACCACCAGCCATGATGATGTCTGGCGCTGGTGAAGGTTCTAGCACTGTTCCTAGCGCTGATGCTGCTATGTTGTTGGGTAGCCCTTATGCCCAAACAGAGATTGCCAAGAAGCGTAGACAGCAGGAAGAATATACTCGTAAGGTTGGTGCTGGTCGTGGCATCGCTCCCCCATCTGCATACATGAGATAAATCATGAACAAAGAAGTATCACACGCAGAAATCTATGCTCGACTGATTATGGTTGAGGAAAAAGTAGATCGTATTGACCAAAACACACAAGGTGTAGTGAAGGCTTTTGAAGCTGCATCTGGTGCTTTCTTGGTTCTTGAAATGCTTGGGAAGATTGCAAAGCCTGTACTTTTTATTGGGGGTCTATTCATTGCTGCCGGGGTGTGGTGGCAGACTGTAAAAGATCACCTGAAATGAGAGAATTTGCCGAGGCTTTTGCAGCGGCAGTTTTCATTGTCGGTATTGTTGTTTGGACCGCCAAGGTTTTGTTTGAGGTGCTGAGATGATTGCAGAAATTGCTGCTGCCAATGCCGCTTTTGCGGTCATCAAAGGTGCTTTAGCTAATGGTAAAGAATTGCATCAGCTTGGCTCACGGGTTTTTGACTACTTTGACAACAAGGCCAAGATCCAAGAGAACGCCACCAAAAAAGGCAACACCTCTGACCTTGAAGAGTTCATGGCTCTTGAGCGCCTTAAGCAGCAAGAGGAAGAACTGAAGGAGCGTATGGTCTACGCTGGTCGACCTGGCATGTGGGATGACTGGGTTAAGTTCCAAGCTATGGCTGCCCGTAAGCGCAGAGAGGCCAAAGAAGCTGCTGCTCGTGAAGCCCTTAGACGCAAGAAAGCCATTGCAAGGCTTACTGAATACATTGCGATGAGTATGGCTGCGGTTGTTCTTGCTGGGCTGATTATTTACGGAATCGTTTTATACATCAGGTATCTGCGATGAGTGACGAAAAGCTAAACGCCAACTCAACCCTTGACAAGGTGCTTGGGTATGTGGACTCACCCTTCAAGCTGTTTGCCATCCTGATTATGGGCATTGTGGCTTTTACCGGCTACTTTATGTGGCAAAACCAAGAGTTCATGCGGGATGCTTACAAAGAGTCCAAGAAGCTGCCTGAGATCAACACTGGTCGTGCAGATGATGCCAGTGCAATGCTATTTAAAAAGACTGGTGCTACGGTAGTTGCTATTTTCAAGGTCAACCCTTTGTTTAACAGTCGGGTGTTGTACAAGGCATACACCAAAGACGGCAGGGACAAAACCATTGAAGACATTGATGTTGGTTTGTTTAGCCAGAACTCTGCCAATAATGCCGATGTAATCAAGTTGATGACCAACGAGATTCCTTGCTCCGAGTACCGATATGCTCAATCTGAAGTTGGGCTGTGGTACATCGAGAAGGGTGTGGGGTTCACCTGCCGGGTAAGTGTTCCACCAGACAGCCACAGGTTTGTTGGGCAGATCACTGTGGGCTGGACACAGCAGCCCGAGAATCTTGAGCAAGTGAAATTTATGCTGGAAATTGCCAGCGCTATGTTGACCAAAAGGGGAAATTGATGCTTGGACCATTTGATGCACTTCTAAACATGGGCGGCAAACTCATCGACAAGCTGATCCCGGACCCCGAGGCCAAAGCCAAGGCTCAAATGGAGTTGGCAAAGATGGCACAGGACGGTGAGTTGGCTAAGATGGCTAACGACACCAAGTTGTTTGAGACTGAGCAAAACAACCTCACAGACCGCTTAAAAGCAGATATGTCATCTGACTCTTGGCTGTCCAAAAACATTCGCCCTATGACCCTTTTATTGATTCTGGGGGGCTATTTCACATTTGCCATGATGTCTGCCTTTGATTACGACACCAACAGGTCGTATGTTGAGTTGCTTGGACAGTGGGGAATGCTGGTGATGTCGTTTTACTTTGGTGGACGAACATTGGAAAAGATTATGGATATGAAATCTGACAAGAAAGACAAGGACGCAAAGTGATTACTGCTGAACAACTCAAAGAACTGCACATCTCTGAAGACTGGCTGGAGCCTTTGAATGAGGCTTTCCATCGCTATGAGATCAACACTCCATTGCGGATGGCTGCTTTTATTGGTCAATGTGCCCACGAGTCTGGCAACTTCAAAACTCTGCAAGAGAACCTGAACTACTCTGCTGAAGGTCTATGCCGTGTGTGGCCTTCACGCTTCCCAACATTGGAAGCTGCTCAACCGTACCACCGCAATCCTGACAAGATTGCCAACAAGGTTTATGGTGGTCGTATGGGTAACGGTACTGAAGAAACAGGTGAGGGTAGCCTGTACAAGGGCCGAGGTCTAATCCAATTGACCGGCAAGGACAACTACACTTTGTGTGGTGATGCCTTGAATATGGATTTCATCCATTCGCCTGATTTGATCTTGGCTCCAAAGTATGCGGCATTGAGTGCTGCCTGGTACTGGAACAAGCGTGGCCTGAACAAAGAGGCCGATGCAAAAGACTACACCGCCATGACCAAGAAGATCAATGGCGGCGTAATTGGCCTAGATGACCGCATCAAGCATATCAAACACGCTTTGGAAGTTCTAGGTGGTTAATCGGTGTGTAGTTACAAGACTCTGATGCGCTTGTTTCTACGCTGACAACCGGAGTGCGCGGTCCCAATACCTGTTCAGGGTGTTGGAGCCATCGCTTGCAATTTCGGCAATAGTTATCCACAACTTCTGGATCACACCGACAGACATCAAGCAGAAGGTGGCGCATCTTTTTTCTGCAATAGCTCAAGCGGGTAATCCAATTCAAGCAGCAGTTCTAGGTAGTGGATTGCTTTCTTGATGTCAGAAGCACCATTCTTTTCTTTGTGGCGGGTGACGTACTTGATGACGTTTCCCTCACAAAAACCCAGATCGTTGGCATGGATGTAGACAATCGGCTGGATGCCTTTGTCTTTGTAGTGATTGCCTGATACTTGTTTATCAAGGGCAGACACATAGATGGGATCAAAAAAGCAGCCAATGCTTTCGCAGACATGAGGTTGTGGGCAAGAATCACAAGCCATCACGACTCCTTCACAAAGATGCCTTCTGGTGTCAGATAACCCTTGCGGTCTTTAATCTGCTCATAGGCATGGTTAAAACAGCTCACAAGGTCCAAATCAGCAGTGGCACAACCTATGACAAGGGTAACGAGAATATCGCCGTATGCGTCAATCATGGCCTCTCGGTCATTGTTTTCAATTGCATCAAACAACTCGTGGACTTCTTCCTGAGTTTTTCTAGCTTGTGCTTTGGGGTTGCTGTTTTGGACAATGCCACGATCCTCACCCCATCGGATGACGTTCATCTCAATCATTGAGTAGCTCATGCTTGCTCCTTGCTGATCATCCAAACACGCAGACCTGTCTCTTCTTTGCGGGTGGAGATGGTCTTGCCTGGGTACTTGTTTTTCATTGCATTGATCTGGGCACGGATGTAGCCAATCTTTTTGGCATCTGTTACCGGGATGAAGAAGGAATCACCGGACTCCATTTCGTCAAAGGGGTATGCTTTTTTTGTTGCGAGGGGGATGTTTTTTTCAATTTTGAACATGATGTTTCCTTATCTAAACCAGAGATAGAAGCCGTGAAGAATCCCGATAGGGAAGAGAAGAGCACCTGCTATCAGAAAGCCCCAAAGACCTTCTGCAAAGCAAGTGAAAACGTGTGTAAGCCATGCAAAGAAGCATGCCAATCCAATTAAATAACCCATACATTTCCTTGAAGGTGGGGCTTACTCGCTGCACTGATGTCTCTTTTTGGTCGGTGTGTACAGCACCTAATCAGCATCCGCTTTCAGCCCCGTTAATCAGAAGGGCGCGTCCCCAAAGTCATCATCCTTTGCCTTACGGGTAGGTGCAGAACTTTGACGGGGGGCATCTTGTTTTTCACGAACTGACAAGCTCAAGAAGGTCTTGCCTGTTTTCTCAGACTTTTTCTTCCAGCCTGACAGCCAGTACTCTTTACCCCCTACGTTAATGGAGCCGTTGTAGTCGGGGTGCTTTTCTGTTTCCTTCTTATCGTTGGTAAACAAAGAGCCTTTGTCGGTGTTGTCGTATGCCATGTATTACCTTTCAGATTTTGGCTTTTTTAAGTGCAGAACGCACAGTGGATGACATTTGGTTAGCCAACCAGACACGCTGATCAGCCTCCAATGCCTGTTCATCAATCATTGCAAGGGCTTCTTTAGCCTTCCCCTGGTTGACCAATTCTTCAACACTTGCTGCCATCTCTAGCAGGAAGTCTTTAATGTCTTGTGGTAGATCCTCACCAATGCCACCACGAGGGGTTACAACAGCACCTAGACCTTTCTTTGGTACATCACCCTCTTCTGGCAAATCTTCACCAGCATAGATGTACAGACCCAAGCCATGCAGTGACAGCGCCTTGGTCATGCAACGCATGATTGCAGTGTTGACAGCAAAGGCATCAGGATCAGGGACAGCTTTGTTTTTGTAGTCCATCACAGGAAGTTGGCAGGTCATTGGCTTGCCAAACAAGGTCACAGTTACCCAGACCATAGCCGTGCCATTGATCTGCATGTATGGGACAGTACGGCAAGCACCGTTTTGACCATGTTCCTGAAATGTCTCAACCTTGTATGTAGCAGCAGGATCGGCCTTTAAAGCCTCTGCCCAAGCCCATGCCCATGACAGGTATGTCAGGTTGTTTTTCTTCTCTGTATGACCGTTTACGTTGGTCTGAAGCAGCTTTTCAATAGACATGCATTACCCCTTGAATGAAGAATCGTATTCGTCTTGGATGATTTGACGCTGGGTATCGTCATCCATGTCTTCAAAGTCGATGAAGTGGTTCTCACCACAGCACGAGCGTTTGTCGTTGCGTGGTTCGATGCAGTAAGGGCAATACTGAACACCCTTGAGATCTTCTTTTGCTTGTTCCAAAAAGTCTTTCATATATTCCTCTTGACGTTGGACTGTTTCGTAGAATTCTTGCTGGCTCATTTCTTTTCCAATACAAAAATACGGGCTGTTGTCTTTGTGTAGTACATCGTGCCTTTTACTTTCCAAGGCTTGT